ACGGATTCCAATTGTTTCTGCATACGTTCATAATGATTTCTTCGTTCTGCATCAATTGCTTCTTGCGGGACAATGACTTCTTGGGTTGTAAATCTATGTTCATTAGCACATTCTCTCCTTCGTGTATGCCCAAATGTGGGCGAATTTTTTGTTTGTTTAACTAGCGTCCATGCACCGCACGTTGGGCACTTCATTCTTCCCTCGCTTTTATCATTGCGTCTGCCATGTGATAGGCTTCCTTTGTTAGTTCGGGGATAGTATCTCCAACCCAACAACCCTCTATTGAACCATCCATAAACATCGCCCGAAACTGTGGGATTAGACCTTGCATAGCATGAGACGCAAAGTAATCACGCAATGTAATAGCAGAAATCATTTCATGGTCTTTCATTTGTGTTCCTCCAAAAACTTAATTACTTCAGCTTTTTTGTAAAATCTTTTGTTATCCCCACCTACGACATGCAACGCAACCCTCGGGTGAGGTAGACCTCTGCTTACTGCGCTTTTTATCTTTGACAGTATTTCTTGATGTTCTATACCAACCATGTCGGCTATCTCTCTTAGCATGTAAACAGGTTCTCGTCTTGCGGGTCGCTTGTTAGCCCAAGGATGGTAGTCCTCTCTTTGATATTTCACTTAGTCCTCCTTGTTCAACATAAAGATTGATACCGCAACTATTACTACTACCACCCCACCAAGGCACATCAATAAGACTGCCCATGCGATTGTTTCAAGCATTTTTCTTCTCCTTTGCGTCAACACATGTTTTACATACGTATTTATGAGCACCACTCTGAAAAGACATGATGCACCCTTTTTCGGGTATTGATTCTTTTTGACACCTCCAACATAACTTCCCCTGTATGTGCATCCATTTATTTGTTTCTCTTTGTGCATCCATGACTGCTGTGGCTTGTGCCATAGGGCTGAACGCACTACTCCCTTTATTTTTGTGTTCATAGAATTTACTCATAGCCACCCCCATACGATTACTGCCACCATACCGATTACAGCTATCAGCGCAAGTAGAACTGAGAAGTCGCTGTGCCCTTTGTAGGGCCCTTCTACTGTTAGGTATGGCTCAGTAGTTCTAAGCGTTCGTGAATAGATTTCTGTTGTGTGGTTGTTATCTAACATTTGTTAGTTCCCTTCTGTTAAGACTACAAAGATTTCATCATTGATACGACACCCTACGCTCGTGACAAAGTGCTCGGCTTCAACTAACTTCAACATACCTAGCTTTCCTCGCATCTCTACGGGGAGCGTATTATCGTCATAAACTTGCACATCTTGTCCAATCTTCACCAAGTATTTACCCTCATCTTTGATGATAAGTGCTGCTTTGTTATCACCAAACCTGTCACGGATTGATTCAATAGTCATCATGTCATCTTTGAACTTCTTGGTCTGTTCCATCTTCTTGAGTATGGGTTTCTTCTCATGTTCAGGTAGTCCGTTTACATACGCTAAGAAAAAGTGAAAGCCACTTCCCATTGCGAACTCAGTTGCATGGTTCATGGTCTCCCGCTCGTAGTGACGGAACTCTCTTTGCTTGTCATACTGTTGACTTTGCATTACTTGCTTCGCCTTGTCATACGCCTTGTCTATACGCTCGTTGGGTTTGAGACGAAAGAACATCTTCTTCGCCATGAGCACCGCCTTGTCCACATCTGATGTGCGGTATGACTCTGTGCGTTCTCTCTTACTACTAATGCGGTCGTTGGTTAACGATAGTTTGTAATCCCCTCGGTAATACTGTCGGCTAATCTTGCCAATGGTCTCACCACTATCAATCACGGTAAACCCCACAGGCTTATGGTCTCCCACAGTATCGGTAACAATGAACCGCCACAATGGATTCGCCATCGCTAGATTCATTACCAGTCTGCACATATCAGTAGGCGGTTGACCTATCGACTCCTGACCCAACTTCTTAGATACATCGGGATGCAACTCCACATTGCTCAATGCAAATAGATTCATACTAACTCCTAGTGATTCACTCATATCATTACTCCTAACATTTGTTACCTATTACCAATCGAACTTACCCAAGATAGCATCTACCTTGGACTTCAATGCGCTTCGTGAGTCTGCATCTTCTTTGATACTCTCAATGTCTGCGCCTAACATAGTCAACTCCAACTGACGTCGTGCTTCCTCCAACTTGGGGTCGTTGGTCACATTCAGTTTAGTTAGCAGTCCACACAACTCTATGGGGTTAGAGATAAGTGTGTCGTGGTAACGCTTCTTTGAATCATCACCCTCAATATCAGTCAACTTCTCCGACATACCTACTAGCGTCTTATGCAGACGCTCCCACGGCTCACGCATAGCCTCGGCTAACCTATCGCTGTATTGTTTCTCGTAGTCGTTCTTCATCTCTGCTAAGTCATGCGCAGGTATGTCTAAGCGAAAGTCACCAGACTCAGGTATTGGTTTGACCGCTCGTCTAAATCCGAACTTCAATCTAACATCTGTTAGGTCGGGGTAGTCCTCTGCTTTATACATACTGCCTAGGTTGTTAGGCGCATCTGCAACAAGACGCGGATACTCAATGTAGAAGTTGTTACACATCATGTCGAATGTCTGCTCGAACCCATTCATGGTCTGCTTGTATTCCATAAACAACTTGGTCGGCAACATACGCTCACCCTTATCTGCCCAAGGCAATGTATGCTTGTTGTGATACAGACGAACACGGGCGGCAAAGTCTGATATGTCTTTGCGTAGGCTAGTCCCTGCAAACAAATTCTTCTTAGTCTGACTCGCACCTCTGACTGCTGACGCATCTGTATTGACCTTATCAGTTACCTCTCGGTCTAACTTAGACGCAGGCCATAAGCTGATATTCAATTCCACTAATAACGCTGATGAACTAATACTCATACATCCTCCCTTTGGTTTTCATAAAACTTCACAATCAAGTTGCCGTCCTCATCAAACGACATTTCCCAATCGGTGTGTCCATACTGTTGCATACAGTATTCATCTAATAAATCTGAACTCATTTGGTTTCTCCTTTGTTAAACAACATTGATAACTGCGAAATAATTCTTCAATACTTCGTAGTGTTCCTTGGGTATTTCTTTGCTACCCTCGTCATGGATTAAGGTCATGCCTGACCAATACGCCATGTGGTCTTCATCCCAATCACCCTTGTCACTATTGCGCCAAGTCATTGCCACCTTATCGGTGTATTTGTCGGGGTCTTTCTTAGTGGCGAATACATACTGCGTGCTGTATTCCATGTCACCATTGACCTCTAGTATTTCTCCTAGGTAATACTTCATCTCATCACTCCTCTAAAAGTTTATGAAACCCAACTACATCTAACTTGATAACCATTTCTTTGATGTATTCAATCGCATCACCATTACGCTTCCATGTCTCGCCACCATCCTCGTCAGATTCCACAAAAGCGTAGTAGTGGTTGTCACCTACCTCTATGCTCCCCTTGCTTTTTATCCAAGGAAAGTAGAAGTCGTGTCGTTCGCACCATTGCAAGTAGGTATCCGAGTCGGGGTTCTCTAGCACCCACTCTGCGCCTGTGTATTCCGCCATACCTAAAGGCAAAGTATTAACTACATGTAGTCCAAACTCTTCGCTAATCTTCTCGGGGGGCGGTGTGTTTCTAAACTGCTCGAACAAGACTTCAGCTTCCGCTTCGCCATGCTCTTCCACCAACTCATCAAGTTCTACATAAGACATAAGTTCCTCCTAACATTGTTAGTTGCTGTCGATATGAATAGTTTTGCCGTTGTCGGCATCACCGTCATACCCACCCACGATGCACCACATTACGGGTGCAGTCCACTCACTACCCCAATCACCACCAACATACCCGTCGGTCAAGACAATCACGCACTCGGGCTGGATGTTCTTCTCTTTCAGATACGCTGATACACAAGACGGGCTCGTGCCACCACCACCCTTGGGCTTGGTAGAGTTAGGAATATCAGACGCGGTAGAACCTGAGTAAGTCTCATGCCCCGCCACCTCACTATCCCAATACAACAAGTCCACGCACTCAGGGTTTACCTCTTCTGCGATACCCTTAACCTCGGACAAGAACTCCGTCAACTCGTCACCACCAATCGAACCTGATGTGTCGATAGCAATAACCAAGTGACCTACCTTCTCACCGATAAGTGTGGGCATGTAAACGCCTGTGGATAAGAACCTACGGTTAACCTTGCGCCATGATGACTTGTCCTTTGCATTGCATGTTGACTTAACAAAGTCACGCAAGACTTCACGCCAATTAACCTTGGGCTCGAGTAGTCCTTCCAACTCTCGGTCTAGTCCACCACTGCCACCCGCAATCTTGTTGCGTGCCATGATGCCTTGACGAATCGCTTGGTCAACTTCACGGGCTAGGTCTTTCTTCTCTTCGGCAGTCATCTCCTGAGCACCATCCCAATCGTGCTCGTCAAACTCAGGGTCACCACCGCTCATGTCACCGATACCATCACCGCCTTCACCTTTCTCACCTTGACCACCAGAACCCTTACCCTTCTTCTCCTCTCGTAGTATGTCGAACACTTGCTTGGCATTCATCCCACGGAATCGCTCGTCAACTAAGCCCATCACCTTCCCGCTCTTGTAGCGTGGCATGGCTATGACTGCTTCGTTAGGGTCTAGGTCTTTCAACTGGATATTGATTACATAGTCACATGCTGCGTTTGCTAGTCTGTTGTCAATCTCATGCAACTTACGCCATGTAGTCAGGTGTCGATACATCTTGTGATAGTTCTCATGCGCCACCACAAAGTTCAACTCTTGGTCACGCAGTTCTTTGACGAACTTGCGACCATACGATTCATCTCTACCATTGGTGCACGCAGTAGGTAAGTTCTCCACTACCTTAGTTTTACCAACCATCAAGATACCCGATAGCAATGCGAACTTGGGGTTACGCATCAAGCTAATCTTGGATTTCTGAACTCGTCTTTCTTCTAACATTTCTTAGATACTCCTTAAAAATTTAATTCAATATCACGGGTCACATGCAAGATATAGTCGGCATTGTCTGAACGCTCTTCTTCTATATCATTCGCTTCTTCACCTAGGCGCACAAACTCATACGCCCAAGATAACTGCTTGGCATCTGCCCCTTCCTTAGATTCAGCAAACCCTACGAACGCATGTGCAAAGTCGTTGAACTCCCGCACAAAGTCATAACTCACATACCATTTCACGTCATCACACATAAAGTGGTAGCCCCACGCATTGTTTGCTTTGATAGGGGTAAGACACTCCCGTAACTCCCCGTTCTTTGGGAAGTTCTCATCCACATACAGTTTCAGCAAGGGTGCTTGCTCCTTGTCTCGTGTGTAGAACACGGCTTCAACTACGCTTCGATAGCCCATCACTGACTCCCTTCGTTAAGTAAACCTGCAATCTTCTGACACACAATCTTGCTCTCATGCTTGAACACGGTGTCACCATTGAACGTATCCATATCACGAACACAGTAACCAATCACTTTCAAATCGGTCTGCCCTGTTTCCGTCACCCACTGCACCCAATACCTGTGCCCACCTTGGGCTCGACGAGTGCCGTTACTTTGTGATGTAGTTAACATCTAAGAATTCTTAGAGTAGGTCTTGGTTCTTAGCAACCCAAGCGGTGAACGCCTTGGCACTGAACGCAATGCTCTGCTTGGCTTGAGACTTCGCAATGTTGATAGCGAACACGGCTTGCCACTCAGCGTCGAACCGTTCCAAATACTCCATGAACGCATCAATGGTGTGCTTCTCCACACGGGAGATAGCACCGAACACCACAATCGCACAAGCACCCGCACTTGTAGGTATCTTGGTATTCTTAGGGTCTTTGATAGTCGCTTCCCATGTAGGGAGTTGGTCGGAGAATTCGATATACGCTTGCATATCTCGTGCACCTGATTCGCCAATAGCACCAGTCAAAGCCGCAATCACCGCATCAGAGTCGTTCTCCTTGCGAGTCCGCACAATGTTGGATGCTGTCTCGAGTGAGCGTGGGGATACGAACGCGGTCATAGGCTTCTTGGGGTTGTAGATGTAGGGGTTGTCAGACTGCCCACCATCCGTGTAACTTGCCAATACCTGAGGGAATCGGTTAACCCAAGCAATCACCTCGGGCTCGATACCCTTGCCGATAGCCC